GCGACCAAGAAGCCCCTGATCGGCGAATCGAAGGCGCTATCCACTACCATCGACTACCGGGTCGATGCCACCGGCGTTACCATCTTCAGCCCGATGGAGTATGCCGCCGTGCAGCAGTTCGGCGCCGTCGCCGGCGCCCTGGGACGCAACAAGCGCGGCAGCCCGATTCCCTGGGGCAACATCCCGGCCCGGCCGTTTCTTGGCGTCTCGGCGCAGGACAAGGTCGAGGTGCTGGAGATCCTGCAGGAGGCGCTGCTGGGCGCGGCGGGGGCGAAATGACCGCAATCCTGATCGGCTACCTGGCGCCGTGCGCTGTGGCTTTCGGCTGGGCGCTCGGCTGGATGCAGGCGCTTGCGTTGCCGGACGAGCCGGCCGACGCCTGGGTTGCCGAGCTGAAGATAGCCGCGGCGTTCGCCCTGGCGTGGCCGCTGGCATTGGTCTGCTATGCCTGGTGGGAATACCGAGGCAAGCTGCCGGCCCGCCCCGTGAGGCGGTAATTCTGATGCTTGTTGAGTGACAAGGTAGCGCGGTTGATACGGAGACCAGCATGGACGATGGATCAGAACCAAAAGAGTGCCCATTCTGCGGAGACCTTCCGCAGCCACCGATCTACGTGCAAGGTGACGTAACCGGCTGGGCCGTTTGGTGTGCTTCATGTGGGAGCCAAGGCCCTGCGATTCAAGGCGATACGAAGCCCGCTAGGCTTGAATCTGTGCGCATGTGGAACAGGCGCTCTAGCTTGCGGTGATCCGGCGTCGGACTTGACGATGTCAATTGCCGCGGGTAGCCTGAAAAGTCCAAACGAATAAGGGGGCGCCATGAAATTCAAGAATCCGGCAAATGGTCATGTTGAATCGTTCACTGCGCCTTGGCTGCTCGCGTTTCTCTTCGGTGGGTTCTATTTCATTGCGGTTGGGCTATGGCGGCCGCTGCTGATCTGGATGCTGCTGTCCGCGCTGCTCTTCGGCTCGATGGGGCCATCGGCCATCGTGTTGGTCGTCATCATAAACGTGGTTTTCGCCGCTGCGGCAGGAATTCTTTTGCGGGACGCCCATCTTCGTAAGGGGTGGATAGAAGTTGCCGATGATTCAAGTTCCGATGGCGCGCCTGGCGCCCCGATGGCTCCCGCAACCCTCGGACCGCCAGCCGTTGGGCTGCGTAAATGCCCGTTCTGCGCTGAGGAAATTAAAGCCGAAGCGATCAAGTGCAAACACTGCGGCAGCGATGTCGCCACGGCGCAAGTTGCGCCGCGCGCGGAGGGGGAGTGGGCGCACCCGGTCTGATCGCCGCCCTGGTGGCGGCCTGTATCGGCCTTGCCGGGGCCGGCGTAAGTGCCGCCGACCGCAGCAAGGCGCAGCGCGCCGAATTCGTCCGCTCGGTGCCCTGTCCGGAAACCGGCGTTACCCGTGGCGCCTGCCCCGGCTGGGAAGTGGATCACGTGGTGCCGCTGTGCGCTGGCGGGCCGGATCGCCCGGCGAACATGCAGTGGCTTTTGGTCGCCGAGCACAAGGACAAGACCCGCCACGACGTGAAGGGCTGCCGCCTTCTTCGCCGTAACGCCAGCGCCGACTTTTAACCGGACGTTGTAGCCACCAAACCCGCTGGCGCCCGCCAGCGGGTTTCTTCTTCGCGCGATGGGCACAGTGGCGTCATGCCTCAGCGCCCCGCCTTTGCCATTGCCGCCCTGTCCGTCGAGCTGACGGCCGGCGGCAAAACTCCGCCCGCGGATTTCCGCCTGTTGCCCTATGGTCGCTTCAAGGCGGCCGACGGCTCGGGCCGCCCGGTCGAAGTGCCCGCCGGCTGGCTGCTGGATAAAGCCAGCGCCCTGGGTGTCGCCGCCGCCTTCAATGCCCGCGCCGACGCCCGCGTGATCGACTACGAGCACCAGACCCTGCATGCCGAAAGGAACGGCCAGCCGGCGCCGGCGGCCGCCTGGATGGGGCGCCTGGAAGCGCGCGACGACGGCCTCTATGCCGCCGCCACGGAATGGACCGAGTCCGCCGCCGCGATGATCGTCGCGCGCCAGTACCGCTACATCAGCCCCGTCTTCAGTTACGACAAGCGCACCGGCCAGGTGCTGGCCGTGATGCACGCCGCGCTCACCAATTACGCCGGGCTGGACGGTCTGACCGACCTCGCCGCCCTGGCTGCAAAGTATTTCACCCCGTTTTCCACCCCCGAAGAGGAGACACCGATGAAGGAACTCTTGAAGGCGCTCGGCTTGGCCGAGACCGCCACCGAGGCCGAGGCGATCGCCGCGCTCAACGCGCTGCGGGCGTCCCATACGGCCGCACTCACCGCCACCGGCCAGGCGGTGCCCGATCCGGCGAAGTATGTCGGCGTGGCCACGCTCTCCGCCGTACAGGGCGAGCTGTCCGCCGCGCGTACCGAGCTGGCCGTGCTCAAGGCCGAGAAGCACGCCGTTGCCGTCGACCAGGTCGTGGCCGAGGCGCAAGCCGCCGGCAAGCTCACCCCGGCGATGGTCGGCTGGGCCAAGGATCTGGGCGCCAAGGATCTGGCGGCGCTCACCGCCTACTGCGACGCCGCTCCGGTGGTCACCAAGCCGGGCGAAACCCAGACCGGAGGCGCAGCACCCGCCGGCGCCGGTAAACCCCAATCCTCCGACGTCGATCGCGCGGTGATGAAGGCCCTGGGCCTCACCCCCGAGCAATTCGCCGCCGGCAAACCTCAGGAGGCCTAAAGCATGGCTGCACTTACCATTGCGCGCAATACGCCGGAACGCACCGGCAATGTCTATGGCGTCCCCGTCAAGGCGGCGGTCAAGCCCATCCAGGGCGGCATCGCCGTGCTCAACGCCGGCTATGCCGCGCCGGGCACGGCCGCTCTCAACCTGGTCGCCATTGGTCGTTTCGAGGAGACGGTCGACAACTCCGCCGGCAGTAACGGCGACCTGGTTGCCCAGGTCAAGCGCGGCGTCTTCAAGTTCGGTAACTCGTCCGCCGGCGATCTGATCGCCCAGGCTGACGTCGGCGCCGACTGCTACATCGTCGACGACCAGACGGTCGCCAAAACCAACGGCACCAGCACCCGCAGCCGCGCCGGCAAGATCGTCGCGGTCGACAGCGACGGCGTCTGGGTCCAGCTCGGCCTCGGCGTGTAACCCGCCAACGAAACCACAGGAGAACACATCATGAAACGAATCCTCACCACGGCCGTCCTGATCGCCGGTCTTGTCGGCCTCGCCTTTGCGATGCCGGCGATCGCCGGCGCCGAACCTCAGATCCTGGCCTTCGGCAACGGCGATATGCCGGCCATCGCCCTGGCCGGCATGCTGATCACGCCGGCCTCGCTGGCGGCGCTGCAGCAGGGCTTCAACGCGGCATTTCTGCGTGGCCTGGGCTCCGTCAAGTCCACCTTCGACCTGGTCGCCATGCGCGTGCCCTCGTCCGCCGATACCGAGAACTACGGCTGGATGAAGGAACTTCCCGGCATGCGCGAGTGGATTGGGCAGCGCGTTGTCCATAACCTGGAATCCAGCGTCGCCCAGCTCAAGAACAAGCACTACGAGCACACCATCGGCGTCAAGCGCAACCACATCGAGGATGACAAGCTCGGCATCTACACGCCGATGCTGTCCATGCAAGGCGAGATCGTCGCGCGCCACCCCGACGAGCTGGTCTGGGGCATGCTGCCCACCGGCTTTGCGGTCAAGGGTTTCGACGGGCAGTACTTCTTCGACACCGACCACGTGGGCTACACGGCCGCCGGCGTCGAGGCGTCCTGGAGCAATACCGGCGGCGGCGCGGGCGCGCCGTGGTTCCTGATGGATCTGTCGCGCAGCTTCATGAAGCCGATGATCTTCCAGGAGCGCAAGGCGGCCGAGTTCGTCCCGATGACCCGCCCTGACTCGGACAACGTCTTCATGAACGGCGAATTCCTCTACGGCGCGGATGCCCGCTACGTGGCCGGCTTTGGCTTTCACCAGCTGGCTTACGGCTCCAAGGCCACGCTCGACGCCACCAGCTTCGCCGCGGCGCGCCTGGCTCTGGAAACCCAGCGTCGGCCGGATGGATCGCCCCTCGCGGTGATGGCTACGCACCTGGTGTGCGGCCCCAGCCGCCGTACCGAGGCCGAGGCTGTGTTGATGAAGGAATACCTCGCCAGCGGTGAATCCAACACGAACTACAAGGCGGTCAACCTCGTCGTTGATCCGCGCCTGGGATAACCCCCCCCCCCCGAGGGGCGCTGATCCCGGCGCTGGCTGACGGAAGAGCCTCATCCGTCGCCGCTGGCCAAGGGGGAGCCCGCCAGAGAGGCGCCCGGCCCCGATCGCGGGGCCGGGCTTCAACCCGACACAGGAGAACGAAATGGCAACCGATTCGAAACTCAAAACCAAGAAGGTCGCCGGCCTGCGTATCAGCGCCCTGGCCGACGGCTTCCGCCGCGCCGGCCGCGCCTGGACCACCGAGGCCGTCGATGTGCCGGTGAGCGAGTTCACCAAAGACCAGGTCGCCGCGCTCAAGGCCGAGCCCGGCCTGCGCGTTACCGAGTGCGACATCGACGTCGCCGTTGCCGCCGAGTAACGCCAGACAAAGGAATCTCCATGAGCAAGATGAGAGCAAAGCTGCAGGTCGGTTTCGTCCAGGAGCACTTCAACCGCCCAGGCGGCGCGAAGTCGCAGGAGACGCTGTCGATGCATGCCGTGTCTGCCTCGAAGTATGTGGCCGACGGCAGCGACGAGGACAACACCTACGCCAGATTCTCGCCAGGCGCGAACCTGGTCATCAACGTCGCCAATCCGGCGCTGTGGGATCAATTCAAGGTCGGCGACAAGTACTACGTCGATTTCACGCCGGCTGCCCAGTAACGCCCCGTGTCCTACGCCACCCGCACCGAACTGGAAGAGCGCTACGGCACCGATGAGCTGGCGCAGCGCGAAAGCGTGCTGCCGGCCGGTGCCGTCGATCGCGCCCTGGCCGATGCGGACGTGGAGATCGACAGCTACTGCACCGGCCGCTTCGCTGTGCCGCTGTCGCCGGTACCGGACAACATTGCCCGCGTCGCGGCCGCCATTGCGCGGTACCGCCTGCTGGGCGATGCGGCCACCGAGTTGGCGCGCAAAGAGTACGAGGATGCCCGCGCCTGGCTGCGCGATGTCGCCGCCGGTCGCGTCCAGATCGAGGGCGCCACGCCGCTGGCCGCCGCCGCGCCGGCGGCCACCGTCGACTATGTCGTCGGCCGCGACAAGGCCTTCACCGGGGGTATCCAGTGATCGACGAGATCATAGCCCGCCTCGACGCCGACAAGGTCGCGCTTGGCCTCAAGCTGGTGGCCGGCGCTGCGGCGTTTGCGCGGGCGGCGGATGCCAACCCGACCGCCACGCCGGCCGTCTTTGTCATCCCGCTGGATGAATCACCTGGCGCGCCGCCGTTTTCCGGCGACGACATCCAGAAGATCGATATCGCCGTCGGTGTGGTGCTGGTGCTGAGCAGCGTTGCCGACACGCGCGGCGCGGCGGCGCAGGCCGATCTGAAAACCCTGCGCGACAACGTCAAGGCCTCGCTGCTGGGCTGGATGCCCCTGGCGGGTTACGCCACCCTGTCGCGCGGCCGCTCGACCCTGCTGGCGTTTCGCGACGCCCATATCTGGTGGCAGGACATCTACCTGTCGTCGTTCTACGAGAGGAAACCATGAGCAAGAAACCAACTCCGTCCGCGCCGGATTTCACCGGCGACGAACACTGG